TGGTGGCATCTGTTGCTTAACAGGACCAAAAGCAGCAGGATTAATCGGTCTTATCGAAGCTAACAGATTATTCGGTGACATTCTTCATAGCCTCCATCTGTATTTCCGCTGCGTTTTTCTCACGTTCCATCTGAACTTTCGATGCATTCTTCTCTCGCTCTAACTGCAACTCAGCTTCCAACTTCTGGATCTTACCTTGCAAATCAGCTCTCGCTTTTGCTGCCTCAATCTCCATATCCTGCTTTGCCTCAGCTTGCTTGATTTGAATTTGCGACTGAGCCTTTGCCTGATCCGCTTGGATCTGAGCTTGCGTTCTTGCCTTCAGAGCTTCTGTCTCCAATTTAGCTAACTGTTGAGCATATTGCAGTGGGTTCTGCTGTTGTTGCTGTTGCTGTTGTTGAGCTGTAATAGCTGCAATCTGTTGCATTTGTGGAGCTTGCTGTACAACCTGAGCTGCACGCTGACTAATTAAGTTATCAAGTTCTGGATTAATATCCTTCAAGTCAGGTCTTTCACTCTTGAAGTCTGGAACTGGTGGCAACGGCACACCGACACTTGCCTCCATACGATTGCGATATAACAACGCAATGTGTTCAGCAATGTGAGCAATAAGAATAGGTTGCAGTTGTTGAGCACCAGGATTACCACCCAACGATGGATCTTGGAGAAACTGCATGTGCACGGCAACATGCGAATCATGATCCTGATCAACAAAAGCCTTTATTGGCTTGCCATACATTACCGACATATTCTCATCAATCGGGTCCATCCGAACCGCCTCTTCAGGTTTCTTTAGGATCTCGTCAATATTCGGTATTCGTATGGCTTCGTACATTCTCTTATACGCTGCGTAAATGTCGTGCAACTCAGGAGCTGACTGTGCCATTTGCAAAACAGACTGAGCCTGAGCAATCCTCTGAGCCGTGCTAAATATATTCGGATCACTGACAGGAATAATATCAATACGTTCATCAAAGTCACGAGCGTAAACCATGCCTGTACTGCCAGACAATGAAAACTCAAATTCATCAGGTAAATTCTCTGCATTCAGGTCAGCAAGTAATTTAAACTCCTGACCCTGAGCGTAGTGCAACCTCTTATGAATTGCTGAGAAAGCTTTGCTGCCCTGCTCAATTAACGCAACTGTCGTTCCGACTGGGGCATTTGGATTTACATCTCCGACATTCAAGTCAGCGGTACTGGCAAATCTCTGCCCTGCATCGACAATCAAACCTAGCAGATTAAACAATGCCCCACTGGGTTCCTTAAACGGAAGTGGCATGATCGCCTTATTAACGTCATCCACCGTGGCATCAAGATCAACAAACTCACCAGGATTGACCTGCACTTCACCGCCAGAAACTCTGCCCCTTAATTTAAAGCCACCCTGCATATTGGAAAACGCAGCCGAATCAAGTAAAGCTCTCAGAGATCCTGTAGCAGCCTTACCCAATCCACCGATTAAGTGATACAATCCAAAGCCATAAAATCCAAGACCAGGTAAGAACTTGTAGGATACAAACCAATCTCTTCTAATTTTACGCTCGTCATCTTGGTTCCAGTTTCTGCGAATGCTGACAATCTTTTCGTTGTCGTGATCAATCGTCACAACATAAGGAACACGCACGGCATTGTCATCGTCAATATCTTCGTCATCAATACCGTCAAACAATTCGTAGACATGCATTTCCAGTAGTGTGATCACATCATCCTGAGCGTCACTGCCATAAGTATCGATACCTTCGATCTCACCAATAACGTCCTCTGACGTACTCGCCTCATCCCCTGCATCCATTGTCGGAAGATAATAGCCAGACTGGACATAGCGATTGAAATCGTTCTTCGGCATTTTAATGACATGCGTATATCGTGGGGACGTATATAAGTCTTTGCTTTCAGGAGCGACTACGAAATCCTCAGCCTTTACAAACTGAGAGCACTGACGATCCATATTGCTGTCCCACCAGACTTTCTTAAATGTCTGACCAACAAGTGGCAGGTGAAACAACATCTGATCCAAGTCAGGAAAGTATTCGGGCATTTCCTGCGTGATCTGGTAATTCATAAAGTCCCGAACTCTGCGTGCCTGTTCCTCAAGTTCCTCACTGGGATCTCCGACAATGACAGTCTTAACAGGTCCACCTGACGGATATAATTCTGCAATAGCTCTGGCATTAAACTGCGTGGCAGCTTCGGCAATCATGGGATGCACAACTGTTGATAGACCTCGAACAGCTCTTTCCTCTTCAGCCTCTTCCATTCCACCGTCAGGATCTAATGTCTGTAGACCTCTTTTGTATCGATACTCCCACTCAGAACGAGCCTCACGGTCACTGTTGTAAGCTGACACCAAAGCAGATGCCTTATTATTTAATTCTTTTGACGAGAGATCTTCAGCTAGGTTGTTATCAAACTGGTCATCCCTGTCCGTAACTTCATCAAGAGCAGGATCACCAATTAATACGTCATCTCCAATTTCTTCAACAAGCAAGTCATCAGGTGGAGCACCTTCAGTAAATGGAATCAAGTCTTCCTGAAGGGATATTGGTTTTCTAGCCATACAAGGTTATCCTTCTTTTTTCTTCGTAATCATCATCATCAGGATCAGTCGAATGCGTAATGAACCAACCTTTTCGCAATCTTAACCATGCCTGAGTGCATGTGTCAACGATGTCATCATTATCTGTAGCAGGAAATGAAGCACAAATGTCAATTAAATCTTTGCACCATTTCTTGTCGGAAGGGTAATAAATACGCCCATCTTCGAGCAACGCAGAGCTTGCATGTGCCCTCGCTTCCTTATCTCTGTCAGGAGAATACTCGATTACTGGTATTCCTGCAATGCGTAAATCCTGCAGCAAAGATTGACCAGAAGCTTTCTTTTCTATCAACACGGCATCAGGCTCATAATCGTAATAGGCATCCTGAGCGATCTTCCTTAATTCAGGATAGCTGACACGGTCATACCACATTTCCAATACAATTGCACAAGTCATGCCCTTATGTTTGAATACACCCCACGTTGTTCTGGCAGAATAGGAGGACTTTTCTTTTGTGCTGAATGCCGTGTCCCATGACTGCAATACATATTCAATGTCAGGAAGATCCGCATTTTCCCACGGAACCCACCACTCAGCCTTTAATATACCACCGCCTTTTGGCATTGGACGTTGCTGTAGCTGCCCTGCTGCAGCGTAAGTTCCCAGAGATCTTTCCAGAGTGGACAAGGTGTCTTCATCAATTCTGTCAGGCCAGAGCAACTCACCTTCCTGAGTTCGAGGATCAGTAAAGCCCAGACTGGAAGAAATAGGCGTGGGATGACCAATTTCATATCTGGCAGGAAGACAGAGATGGTCCCACTCACCTTCCAACTGATTCGCTAAGATATGCCCAGTAAGATCTTTTTCATGGACACGCTGCATAATTATTATAAATGCACCAGTCTTAGGATCATTTAAACGTGTCTGCATAGCCTGATCCCACCACTCCAACACACCTTCACGTACAGTAGCCGACTCAGCTTCCACCATGTTGTGAACGTCATCTAAGCAGATAATATCACCACCCTCTCCAGTAAGTGACCCACCAACTGAAGTGCTTATTCTGGAACCTGTCTTATTATTTTCAAACCTCTGCTTGGCATTCTGGTCACTGGTTAACTCAAACATATCTCCAAAATGAGCTTTATACCAATCGCTATCAATCAACCTACGACATTTCACACTGTCACGGATCGACAGAGAACTTGCATAAGATGCGTACAAGAACTTCTTGTCAGGTTGCTTAGTCCAAGTCCATGCAGGAAGGCAGACGGCAACAGAGATCGATTTCATGTGGCGTGGAGGGACATTGATAATCAGGCGTTTGATTTTACCTTCTACCACCGCCTGAAGATGTTCAGATATCGCCTGAATATGCCAGTTGTCTTTGTAAGCAACTCCAGGCTCAATAGTTGGCCATGAGGCTTCGGTGAAATCAGCTAATGATCTTCGGTACTTTTCCGCTCGAACTTGCTCCAGTGATAGATTGCTCAAGAACTGATTCAAGTTGTTTAAGTGATTCATTGTCTATCCCAGTTAGATCTATAACGTGTTTTGTTTCCACAGTTGATTCTATTTCCTGTTTATCTTTCCAAGATGCCCTGTTCTTTAAATAGAAGATTTGTGCTCCAAGATCTTTATCAACAGTGGCTTTTTCATAGAGGGCACTTGTCACATTTGCGATGCCATTGGCTCGACCTCTTTTTAATGCGTCATAAAAGTCAGGGTATTCGTGCTGTCTTTCATAGATAGTTGCATCAGAAATACCAAGCACAGCAGCGATTTGATCGACAGTTAAACCCTTGGCAGCATAGTCTTCTGCCTTTTTCATGATGGCATCTGTGATCTCGAATTTAGGTCTTCCAACTTTACGTTTTGTCTTTGCCATTTGTGTACCTTTATTTTCAGTGGTGAACTGTAATGGAATAGTAACCCATAATAAAATAAAAATAAACCCCACGAGTTCCAAGAACAAGTGGGGCAGTTTCTGGGAGGAAACATAAAGTCACAATGATTCGAGGCAATGCGACTATCCCCAGACTGTACCAACAAAAACCAAAACGCAATAAAAAATTCCAAACAGACAGACAACCCCAAGTATATCTTCAATCCAATTTTTCAT